AGCTTCTTTAAAAGCACTATCGGAGCTACAAGATGATGTTAATGTTTTAAAGACTACATTAGAAGCTATAACAACAGATGCTTGAAGCAAGATAAATAGATACTATATTATATATACAACCAATAAATAAAGAGAAAACTATGAAAAAAGAAACACTTGATGCTTTAGATGAAGCTATTATGAATTTAGTAACTAATACAAGTATTATGCGTAATGATATAAAGTCGCTAATAGCATTATATGATGAAAATAGAAAACAAATAATTATAACTACTCTTGGAATTATGAAACAGAAAATTGATTTCTTAGAAACTGAGTTAAATTTAATTGATGTAAAAAATCATTTTGTTGAAGCTTAATTGCTTGTAATATTTAATTATGTTAAACTACTTAAGAAATAATAACGAATAGGTAGTTTAACATGGTAAGAACAATAAATTTACTGCTAATAATGTTAATTATGAACAGTTGCTCTACAGCTAGCACTCTAAACTTCCCTCCTTCTCTTCAATATAAAAGTGATGAACTACATCAGCATACAAAAGAGCTAATTTTATATTAAAACAATGAAGCTTGGAAGATTAATCTTATCACCTACGGCAATTGAGATTGCTTATGCTGCTTGTCTCTCATCTATGATGAAAGAGACTATTCAAATCATCAAGAATGACTATATAGGAAACTTATCTAAGTGGAATAAATCTAATAGATTAGATTCAATTTCTATGATTCACAATGATGATTACATAGACGATATGCAAAAAATGCAAAAGAAGACAGAGAAGCTCTTAAACATGGATAATGTTATGGTATCTGCTTGTGTATTGCTTTTTGGAAAGAGGCTTCTAAGATACTCTAAAAAGCAGATTAAGCAGTCTGTAAAAAAGATGCGTGATGAAGATTCTGGAGACAAAAAAGATCTAGATCAAATGCTTAGATCCTTCATTAGCTCTAATTTGGACTTAATGAAGATCATGAGAAAGAATCTTGTTTATAAGACTGTTAAGACAATAAAGGATGGTTTTGCTTCTGGAGATGATTTAGAAGATATCGAAGAGCGGATATTAGACGATATAGATTCTGCTGAAAATTACTTAAAGTTTAATGCTAAAGAGCAGATAAAAGATCTACACATAAATTACTCAAGATATAAGTTAGTGAATTTGGGTATATATGAGTACATATGGGTAGATGTTGGAGATAATAGAGTTAGACCCAGTCATAGAGTTTTGAATCAAAAAATCATGAGTTGGAAAGATCCAACTATCTATAGAACCCGCGGAAATGATAAATGGAGAAAGAAATCTTCGATCGGTGGTGTTCAAAAACAAGTAGGTGAAGACTATGGATGTAGATGTGGCTTTATACCTATAATTTCTTTTTTTGATAATGATAATGATAATGATTTAGAGTAAATATTTACTATATATAGTGTTAAAAATCTATAGATATGTATTTACCCACTATATGTAGTGGTTTTACAAGGTTTTTTCATACATTTTACTTGAAGTTTACCTTTTGTTTATATATAACTAATATAGTTAAATTAATATTAATACATTCTTGATGATTGAATTCAGAGAAGATGCTACTTTCAAACCTAAGTTAAAAAAGACTAAAGAGGGTTATTTAAAGGGCACTGCTTACATATCAAAGTTCAATAACGTTCAAAGATACTTTAATGCAGATGGATCTGAAAGATTTGAGTTTAGACCGAAAGATGAAGTATTGAAACAAGAAGCCCTAGAGTCTCTTAAGGGTATAGTAATTACCTGTGAACATCCTAGGGATAGTTTTGTAGATTCTACGAATGTTGATAAATTCACAGTTGGATATACTGGAGAATCTATAATTATCAATGAAAATAAAGTTGGTATAAATCTTACAATCACGCATAAAGATGCAATAGCTCAAATACAAAGAGGTAAGCGTGGCTTATCTGTTGGCTATAGTTTAACTTTGAGAAAAGAAGATGGTGTATTTGAGGGTAAAAAATATACACATGTACAAGAAGGTATTATAGCAAATCACTTGTCTATAGTACAAGAAGGTAACGCTGGACCTGATGTCAAAATTAATACAGATTCAAGGCAAGAACATCGAGTTGATAGCCTAGAATTTGAAATGGAAAACGAAGAGGTAAATATGGATTCCGTACAAGAAAACGAAGTTAAAGAAGTCGTTGAAGATAAAGTCGAAGTTAAAGAAGTTGTCGAAGACAAGGTAGAAGATAAAACTGAAGATAAAGTAGAAGCTGTTGTGACTGCGAATACTGACTCTTTAGAGTCTGCTATTAAAAATCTTAATAGTTTAGTCGAAAAATTAACAATTATAAAAAATAACAACGACTCTGATAAGGGTTTTCAAGAAGCTGTTTTTGCTAGATGTAATCTTCTAGATAACGCAAAAAGAGTAATGAATGTTGACAGATTACATGACAAATCAGATAGGTTTGTGATGGAGGAAGTTTTAAAGTCTAAAGATAAAACTTTAAATTTAGATGGAAAAAGTGAAGATTATGTAAAAGCTAGATTTGATCTTTTAATTGAGTCTATAAAAAAAGATCCAATTAAAAAACAAATACAAAACTTAGATAATATGTATCAAGTTAAACCAAAAGTTAGCGCTGGTTTATTAGACATATATAAAAAAATGAATCAAAATAATTAATAATAGGTAATAATATGACTGAATATAGTTTTCAACAAGATCCTTATTTAGAAGGTTCTCTACAAGGAGATGGGCCAAAAGAAATATTTACTGTAATAGCTTCTGAAACTGTTTACCCTGGAAAAGCAGTAAAAAGAGATGTTATAACCCCAGAAAGAATAGTTGCTTGGAATGTTAATGGAGCTTATGCAAACGTAACAGTTGCTGGGGTTGTAGTAAGAACTAGTGGTATTATCAATGGCTTTGAACCTAATGTTTTGGATGGTTCTTATAAAGCAGGACAAGCAGTTCCCATAGCTGTAACTACACAAATGGCTGTAAAAGCTGTGGTCGATGTTAAAACTGGAGATCCTGTTTATAACGTCAAAGCTACTGGTGAGTTTACAAATGTTGCTACTGACAATGGAATAAAAATTGGTTTATTTTTAGATACTGTAACAGCTGGTAATTTATCAAATATTCGTTTAACAATTTAAATAACAATATAATTATGGAAAATACAAATTCACATCTTTTTGATGTAAAATTCAATCAAGAGCTAACAAAGCATTTTGATGCTGACACTGGTTTTTATTTTAAAGAACAATTAACAAATCAATTACCAGAAACTTTTAATGTAATATATGCTGGATTAAATGGTCCAAAATTAGTTCCGATTAGAAGTACTATCGATGAATCTTATAGATATGGTACGTATAATATAATGGATTCTTTCGGACAGCCTAAATGGGATGTTGATACTTCAACGGACACCCCAGCTGCAGAAGTAAACGCAGTAAGAAAGGAATACAGGATATTTAGAAAATCTTTAAAAATGATTTTTACTAGTGATGATATAACATTATCATCTAGGCTTCCGTCTATTATAGATGACAAAAGATTGTCAGTTTTGCAAGGACATGCTCAGGATACTAATAAAATAATATTTTTAGGAGATTATCAAAAGAAACTTTTGGATAATAATTTTTATGGTTGGATTAATCATCCAGACATTGCTAAAACAGAAGTTGCACCTGGTACTGGTGGTAAAACATGGGCTGTAAAAACAGGCTTAGAAATAGTAAAAGACTTAAGCGATACTGTGGCAGAGATGCAAAGAAGTACTAATGGAACTCATTTAGTAGATACTATAGCGTTACCTATTTTACAATATCAAAAGTTAATAACTACAATAATTGGAAGTGGAATAGACACTGCTTTTGAATATTTTCAAAAAGTATGTCCAGGAGTAACTTTAATTCCATCTAACGAATTAGAAAAAGCTTACCCAGGAAATAAAGATATGTTTATAGCTTATCAAAAAGCTGGTAATAATTTTTGGTTCGAAAGTTCAGAATTGAAATTTACAAATATATTCCAATCTAAAGAAGATATGTTTGAAGTACATGCAAAAGTATGGCATGGGGGTATTATTTTACCACGTCCTAAATCTCAGTTGATCAAGTATGGTATCTAAAACACCAAAAGAATTAATGGCAATAATAGCTCCAGAGTTTACATCTCCAAAATACGATGTAGACGGAGCTATTATTGTAGCTAAAATCAGAGTAGATAGTTCGCTTTCTACTACACTTACACCGCCCGAAGAAACATATAATCTGCTTATAGCATATTTTGCAGCTCATATACTAAGTATTGGCGGTAGACCTCTTGGAAGTAGTGGGGATATATCTAGTATGCAAGTTGGGGCAGTTTCTGTTACGTATTCTACAAACAAAACATCTCCAAAAAGTGCCATGACTGGTTTATCAGAAACTACTTTTGGTCGTGAATATATACTTTCAAGTCGCCCTTATAGATTCTCACCCAGAACTTAAATCAAAAAATATATGTCTGCTTATTTACAAGATGATGATTCAGAGTATAAAAAATTCAAAAGTAAAATAGATGCTTCTAACGATCTAGAAGTAGCTATTGGTATACATGAAGATGCTGGTTTTAATGAAGAAGGAGCTGACATTCTAGAATATGCTACTTGGAATCATTATGGAACTGAACATATCCCAAAGAGACCTTTTGTAGACTTAGCAGCAGATAGAAACAATAACTGGCAGAAATATGTTGACGAGGCTCTAGGTAATGTTACAGATAACGATACATCTTTAAGAGCTGAAGCTGAAAAAGTTGGAGCTATTGCGGTCAAAGATATGAAGGCTATTATAGAAAATAAAGAAATTCTGCCTATGAATGCTCTTTCTACTATTAAAAAGAAAGGTTTTGATCATCCTTTAATAGAAACTGGGGCTTTGGTAGACTCTATAAAATATAAGATCAATGAGTGATTATTCAGTTGATGATATAAATGACTTTCTAAGACTACATTTGCCTTCTTGGCTAAATGAACATGATCAACCTAATTTTTTTGAAAATCATTATAGCTATATATATTTAGCAGGTGGTAGGGCTAGCGGTAAAACTTATATAGTAGCTCTTTATCTATTGCTACAAGCTATCTCAAAACCAAAACAAAAGATTCTATGTACTAGACAGTTTCAAGAATCTCTTAAAAAGAGTGTTGGAGCTTGTTTGTTAATTATGATTCATAGTTTGGGACTTAGAAAACATTTTAAGATTACAAGTGCTGAGTTTGTGTATATACCGAATGGTTCAGAGTTCTTATTTAAAGGATTTGATAGAAACAAAGATACTATTAAGGGATATCAAGATCTAACGCATGTATGGATAGAGGAAGCAGATAGCTTAACTCAAGAAAGTTGGGATCTATTAAGACCCACTGTATTTCGTACAACTCAATCTATGTTTGCTTTGTTTTCTGAAGAAAGTTATAATGCTAAACCTACTGAGTCTAAAGCTCAAATTATTATAACAATGAACCCTAAATATGAGACAGATTGTTTATATAAATCTTTTATACTAGATAAGAAAACACCTCCAAAATCATACATAAAAACATTAAATTGGTATCAAAACCCCTTCTTTAACCTTTCAATGCACAAAGAAAGATTACATTGTTTAAAAAATGCGCCAGAAGTTTATAATCATATTTGGGAAGGAGAGTTGTTACAAAATTCAGACGCTCAAGTATTTAAGGGCAAATGGTTCATTCAAGATTTTGAAGAAGATGAAAATGCTGAAAAATATTTTGGTATAGATTTTGGTTATGTGCATCCAATGGCAGTTATAAGATGTTATATAAAAGATAATTGTATTTATGTAACGCATGAATATAAAGGAGTTGGTATAGAAAATCATGAAATTTATGATTTATGTGTACAAAATATACCTGGTATTTTGAAGGGGAAGGTCTATGGAGATTGTGCTAGACCAGAAACAATAGCTACTTTAAAGCGACAAGGACTATATATCAAACCTTCTGATAAAACGTCTGGAGATAGTAAATTATATTATACAGAAGATTCTATATCAACAATGAAGTCTTATAAAATAATCGTTAAACCGAGTTGTATTAATATGATTAGTAATCTCCAATTATTCTCTTTTAAAATAGAACCAAGAAGTGGAAAAATCACAAATGTGTTGATAAAGGAAAATGATGACTTTATTGATGCTTTAAAATATGCAGTTTGGCCAGTTATTAAACAAAGAAAACATGATTATTCTAATTATAAATACGCAGTATAATCTCTATTGAGTTTTTTGATATTTTATAGATTGTTTGTATATAGTATAGACTGCTTTGAATTTATATAATTTATTAATATAATTATTGATATTAACGCAATGATCTGGTTTTTCTGAGCAAGCATGTTCTAAGTCATCAGCAAACTCAGGGTTTGGAACTGGAAAGTCTGGTAGGTTGTAAGGATAAGTTGTATTAGAATTTACCTTTACGCATCCGTTGAATATTTGACTTAAGATCAACATCTTCAATAGAATTGATAGTATCGATAACTTTTTCTTGAGTATGTATAACATTTTCTTGATTACTAACTTTAGTGTTTATTTCTTTTAATTGATTTTTTAAACTTTCTTTTTCATTTACTAAATTAAAATGTTTTTTAAGTAAGTATAAGCCAAAAAAAGCTAATCCCATATAAACATATTTTTTTATAGAGAAAAAAAAGAAATTGATTTTTGTAAATATATTAAACATAATTTTTCCATAATTTAGCTTCTAAAGCTCTTCTATTCACTAAGCCTTTTGTTATTTTACCATCTATACGCACAAAACCTTCTATTGGATCAAATAATTCAATTTTAGCTTTTTGTAAATTTTTGTCATTAATAAGTTTTAAAGCTTTACTACTAGCAAACTCACCACATCCAACATTAAATACCAAAGATATCAAAGCAGATATATTATCTGGGTGCAGATCTACTTTTATTAATCTTTTTAAACAATTAACTGCATCTTGTAAATCTTGTCTTAATAAATCATCTGCTTCTTTGGAAGAAATGCCGTTTTTATATTTAATTTTTTCAGCACTATTTACTACATGACCATATCCTATAGTCGGTTTACCTGCTAAACAAGGATATATAGTACTACTAAACTTTTCAAACTTTTTAACTAAACTAGTTGTAGCGTCTGTAATTTCAATCTTCATCGTTTGTAAATCCACTTTGCGTACTTTCATCTAAGCGAATTGATGAAATTGATAGATCGACATTATTATCTATTAACAATTCTTTTCTTGCTATCTGAATTTCATTCACAATTCTTTTTGGTTGTTTTTCAGGAACTATAGAAATTTTAAATTTATAAAAATCATTTATATTATCAATAGTTTTTAGTAATTTATTTAAACAATTAAAGTTATATTTAATTGTTTTTAGTTCTTTGAAAAAGAGTTCATATTCTTCAACATCTTCTTCTTCGTAATCATGTAAAGTAAATAATGCTACTGAAGCTTTTAAATTTTTCTTCGTTAAACACTCGTATGAGTGATCTGCAGACTCTTTTAATAATTCATACATGTGACCCCTAAATCCTTCTATAATATACTTAGGAAGAGGAAATTTAGGGTTCGGGTAGTTTTCACTATCTGATTGCCATGTTTTTAGATCAACTTCAGAAATCAAAGCATCAAAACTTTCCTGTTCAATAAAATCTTTAACTTCAGAAAAATAAAAGCTTTCGTTGAATTTGTAAAAATATAAGTATTTTTTAGACATTCTTAATTACCCCACCATTTTTCGTTATTGCTCTACCAATTACCTCACTTGTATTGATTGTAATTTCGGATCGAGAGTCTGCTACAATATCTGGTATTGTTGCACTATTGGGACTTTGAAAATTTCCAGAGTTTATTGTTACATTAGATTGACTCGGAATATAACCACTGTTAACGCCACCACGGGCTAAAATTACATATTGAGTGTTGACCACATCACTATATTTTATAATACAATTTGTAAGTGTTAATCTATGACCAGAACTTGGCAGGCTATAAGTTACTCTTATTAAAGGCCCTTGAGTTTGTTTAGAAAGAATTGTAGTATTTTTTATTTCAATATTTCCATTACAAGTAATCAAAGAACTAAAATTACTTGGTTCAGTAATATTAATTTTTAAGTTATCAAATACACCAGACATATGGCTTGGAGATAATGCATCTCTATTTGAGTTCATTGTAGTTGTAATAGTGTTTTGAATTGTAAAATTTGTAAATAATATCTTGTCCTTTTGTACGCCGTTATAGAAAGTTCGAAAGTTTCCAAAAATATTGCCAAAATTTATAACCGTACAATTCGTCGATACAAAATTTTTCAATTCGGCTCGATTTACTGCAAAACAATTATAATTTTGCAATCCATTATTAATATTTGTAATAGTTGCATCATTGATGATACAAGATTCTATACCAGGCATTAAAAAGCTATAAGCACTAGATGGTATGTCATTAGACGCTAAAGGAAAATTCATTTTCCATTGCCCAGTCAGAGTAATTTGTAATTCGGTTGCGTTGATTACTGGTTTAGTCTCTAAATAAATATTAGGACTAGGTTGCATAGTAACATTCGGGTTACCTTCGATAGTAATGTAATTGTTTGTCATAGCTTGATTTGGCGATTTATAATAGCCTTCGCCACTATAATTATCTCTAAATTTAATAATAACTTTTCGACCACCACCATCTGGCCCATAATCAAAAAGAATCCTATCTATAGTCCTTTCTAAAGTTGTATTACTAACTTGCTCTTCATTTGGTCCTACATAAATAATTACTGGTTCCGTAGGATCAAATGGCACTTCAGGCTCTTGCAGGGTAAATGAGTTTTTAATAAACTTAGTTCCATCATAAATTGCCATAATCGTTTGATTTTTGACTAATGTAAAAGGTATCCCATCACCATCGGGGTCAGATAGTAATTTGGCGCCAAGGCTATCTAGATTAATATATACAAGACCAGTACTATCGATGTTTGAAGTAAATAATACTGACATACCTGTATAATATGAACGTCTAAAAAAACCCGTGGCTGAAGTTAAAGTATATGTTGTCGTATTATTAGATACGACACCAGATCCAGTAGTTTCATTTGTATAATTTACTTCTTTAGGATTTGTATGATAAAAAGAACCAGCTCTATATACACCTTCGTAATATTCATTCAAATCCATCTTAGGATAACTTCTCAGCCTTAATGGGGACACAAAATTTACAAATGCATTATTACCAATTCTTAACTTGACTGACTGTCCATATACCAACGAAACGGGAGAGAGAAACGATATTTTCATTCCATCTAAATATCCAGTAATAGTAGATCCATTTAATGGAGTTAAGGTAATCTCAGTCCCACTTCCAGTAGCACTAAATCCGACAATACCAGGATTGCTAAGATTACTTACCAAAGATGATTTAGTAATTTTAAAATCTTCGTTTTGAGATGTTTTTCTAACTAAGAATATATCATCATCGTTTAATAAACTAGTAGCAACTAAATCAGAAATTCGTTTATCAGCCATATCACCTCTATGCTATAATGCTATTATCTTTTACTTTACGCCAATTCCCTGTATTATCACGAAATGCAATACATCCGCCTGTATCTAGATCTGATATAAAAATCGTACTGCCAGCTGGTCTTGTGGACGCAGCGGGTTTCGTTGAGTTGGTATAAGCTCTATTGGTTCTTTCATCTAAATATTCTATCCATAACGCATTATAATACTGTAAATAGTTATAACCCCCCCTAGCTAAACCTTTGTTTATGGGGATCCCTTTATCAGTAAATAACTCAGGTATAGAATCTGGTCTATTCCAACCCTGTGCTTCTTTACCAGTTACTGGGTCTATTCCAGTTTCGAACTCTTGTATTTTTGCAAGATAAGGTATTTTATCGGGTCTATTTACCATAATATTATTTATTTATTTATTTAATCGTTCCATTAATTTTCCGCCTATAAACTCTATTTCCTGTCCTTCTACTGTGAATTTATCAGATAAAGAATCGAATGGCGATGGCTCAGTTACTTCACCAGTACTCAATAGTATATTATACTGTAAACCCCCAGAATCCACAATTATTTTATCTTTATCAGGTCCTACGACTAAATTAAAATCTTCTAAATATCTTTCTGCAAAAGTAAATTTTGTATCTGAAAAATCTTGATATAAGAAAATCTTTTTTATACCAGCTAAACATAATTTTTGCATTTGAGAATGTAAAAATGGGTCAGATTCATCGCTTCTAAAAGTTATAATAATTTCATGCTTATATTCAGTATATTCAATATTCGTAGCATTCATTAATAGCTTCAAAGCTCTTATTAAAATCTCAGGTTCGCCATTACTTGCATTTAAGATAATCTGAGAATATATACGTTTTCTATATTGATTATCATCTAATCCATATCTTAAAATACCTACAGTATCTCCGATCCTATCTAACTGATACCCAAAAGCTGTACTGATATATGTTAAAGTATATAAATCCCAAAAAACATCTTCTATTTCTTGGAGTTCTTCAACTAGAGCTTGTAATAACTGATTGAATTTAATGCTATCTTTATACTGAGTCATCAAATTTTTTTTAGCTCTTTCAACGTGATTTGAAATTTTTTCAATCATAATATTGTGATTTTACTTATATCAGTTTTTTGAATTTGACTTTTATCCATAGTAATATTTGCGTCTAGCATTAGACTTGGTTTTACTTCAATTGCATTACCTCCTATTAATACAGTAGCAAGTGTCACACCTGGTACGTTATATATTGCAGCAAATAATGATTGATATAATATAGTCTCTCCTACTGCAAATTTAGATATTTGAGCTACTACATTGTTTTTAATTATATCATTGCCATTTATTGGAAATTTTGATTCATCCTTCACAAGCGTGATATCTACATATATATACAAATATACTGGTCTTGAAAAACTTATTGTTTGTAAATTTCCAGTACTATCAGGCACTTCAATAGTTACATTTCCATAAGTAGCTATAGCAGCACCTTTTGTTTGCCAAATTGTTAAGGCTATTTCGTTATCATCTCCTCCAGCTACCAAACATTCAAAACTATGTGGAGGTAATAAATTTACTGTTTGATCAGTTGCATTTTCTATAAGTACTACAGAGCTAACACCAGGTAAATTTGCAACTTTAGCCCTTATAGCTTCTACTGTCCCAGCTCCAATTAAACTTACCGAAGCTCTTCTTCTTATACGTAATTCTTCATCTGTTTCTAAATTTCTACCAAGATTTGGTGATGTTTCATTGATTACAGATATCCAACCAGATATAGGTGTTTGTATATTAGTTAAAGCATTAATCGCTAAAGTAATATATCCAGCATCTTCCGCACTAAAGGTTCCTAAATTACTAACTATATCAATAGATATATATTGAGATATATAAACTTCCATCAAAAGATCATTATCAGTAGTTTTTATATAAAGCTTATCATTTACATTAGAAGCTTCTATCATTTGATTACTAGCATTGATCAAAGTAACTAAATTATTTACAATCGTAGTTAAACTAGCTGCAGGTTGTTTGACATAATTAAAAACTTCATTGTTTATATTAACAAATATAGTAAAATTATCTGGGATATTATCAGCTATAGTTAAAGTGATATCATAACAAGCTTCATTAGATAATTTAACTGTATTATTCAAATTAAAAATAGTATCAACGTTTTCAGCCGTTACTTGGCTATTAAAAGGTATTTCTATTTGGTTTTTACCACTTAATTTTGCTAATGTAGTAGTTTTAGTAGCTTGTATCCTTATCACTCCTATATAGCTTACAATATTATCTAAACTCATACCAAAAGCAGTGTCAGGATACATTGAGTTATAAAGTGCTTCTAGCGCTTCCCACAAAGACGAAGTCTCAAATGTATATGCAGAGAGTAGTTGCATATTAGTTCCTTGTTCATCTGTATTAAAAGACCCCCAGCTACTTGCTAACTTTTCACTTACGTCTTTCATACTGTCTTCAAACATCTTTCTTTTAAATCCAGTCGCCGTTAAACCAAAACTCATGCTGTACCTTCTACAATATTTCCATTCATATCTTTTACTTTAAATGATATAGTTACTTTCTCACCCACTCTATCTCTAACTACTTCTAATTCCATTATTTCTATAATTTCTGGTATAGCTTGAAGTTCTTTGATAAAAAGATTTCTTATTGTCTCATCACTTACCGATTTTGCAAAAACATATTGTAAATAATCAACTCCATTGTCGGGATTAAGAAAACTATCTCCAATAAAGAACAACAATCTAGTTTTGATTTTTTGCAAAGTAATCTCTCCATCTTTAGTCAATCGAATCTCACCATTTTCTATTACTAGATCATGACTCGCTGGATCTAAATATAAATCTTTAACAATCATGTAGCACCTCCTGTTTGCGCTGGAACCATTGGGCCAGAAGCGGGTTTTAGATATGAATGAGTGTGGTTCTTTAATGACACAGAACCTGCTTTTACATCCCCCGTAGCTTCAACATCTCCGGTGACTTCTAATTTCGCCCCAACCTTAAACGTTTGATTATTCTTACCAAACGCCTTACCGTCTAAATGTAAATCACCTTTTACATTAAGATTTGTAGTCTCAAAATTCACATTACCCGTAGATTTAAGATGAACGTCTCTACAATTAATAATAGCATCATGCTCTAGATTCACCTCTGCTGTCTTAGATGTAAGTTTAATATGATTTTTAGAATTAATTTCCACATCTCCATTTTCTTTTATTTTAATAGTAGTATTAGCATGATGAATATTTAGATCTACATTATTCTCAATTGGTATTGGCTTTGTGAATTGATGTAATCCCATAATAGCTACTGCGTCTGACAAACTATGAATTCTTTTAGTTTCTGGTTTCTGGTTCGATAAACCATTTAACCAATTACTAATATCTTTGTCTGCAAAAAAAACTATACAAGAATCTCCAACTTGAACTGGCATAGTAATATAAGCCCCACCTGAAGATGGCATTATAATAGGCACGCTTGAGATTACTGGATAGTCTGTTAACTCATCATTATCTTCTATTCTTTTAGAATCTATCTTAACATTAGCTTTTTGAGTTTTAAAATCATAAGATTCAATTATTGCAGGTAAACATACATTCAGCGAAGTCGAGATTTTCTTTTGAAAAGCTTCTAAAAACTCATTATACATTCTTACTATCTATCTGTTATAATGAGTCTACTATACCATTCATTGCCCCTTGTGTCACCAGTATGAGTTATTTCTTTGATTAAAAAATTACCCTTTAAAGCATTGCTATCTACTGAAACTAAATCACCAACTTCAAGCTGAGGATTTAATAATGAAGTAACGGAATATTCACCTTTATCTTTCTTTTCAAAATATTTATTTTTAATAGTTCTAGTTGGGTTTTCAATTAACCCAGTTTCTGGCGATAGCAAAAAAGCTTGGAAGTTGGTAGAAGAATTTTTTGTTAAAATCTGTATTTCTCCGTTTTGTATAGACCAATCAAAATCATACTGATTACCAAGATCATTTAGAGCCTCAGATACTGTCCCAATAAAACTATAACCATTCTTTATAGTCTGATTTTTTAAGTTTGAAAACCTAACAGGCAAATTCATTTTTTGAATTATTTTATCTGCTATAGTTTGTATAGATGTGTTTTCACTAAAAGAAAGCTGAATATAATTATTTTTTATAGCACTAAAACCATCTTTAGAATATATTGTAGTTACAATATCTGGCACAGACGTAGAATGTATTACATCACTAACATTGCCCTGTGCTATGTTGATTAAACCTTGATCTTCTGAATAACCACATTTCATTTTAAATAAAGCATATTGCTCACTGCTAATAGCGTTTCTATCTTTTTGAGACAAATTGTAAATATCAATCTTCGAATAATTATTTTTAGTCTCTAAGCTTTTTTTAATCTCAAATTTTATTTTAAGATTCTCTATTAAAAGGTTAGGAGATATAGTTATACTATAGATTCGATTAAAACTACTCATTAAAAAATCTTCAAACTTGACCAAAAAGGATCTTCTTCAAATTCTTCTTTTGGTACATAAAACATTCCAACATCTGTTGCTAAATTATCTTTAGTTATTTTTGTTAAATTATCAGAAAGTGGTAGCACTATTAAATAACCAGTAGGTTTTTTAACGCTTGTAACTAACTTTAGAATATTAGTATAAAAAACTAGAAATATACCTTCTATAATATATTCATCGCCATTCTTTATATCTAAACTCCACTCTTGAGCTCTTTCATTCCACTTAAAAACAAAAGTAAAAGTTTCATTATCTAGAATAAAACTTTCTTCGTAATATAGGTTGTTTTGTAAAGTTATTTGATACATTTTATTTTAAAAACTTGGTAGTATATTTGTTAATCTGTCTAAATTTTGCTTTAAATTTGTTTTAGTTTTTTGCTGATTCTCTGAACTAAGTTTTTGTACATCACCTCTTCCTAAACTAGCAAGGTTAGAAGCTCCAACTTTCTTAGAAGCTATAATCGGCTTAGTAATATTTACTATTTTGCTAGTAACAATATTTACTTGCTTAAGTTTTATAGTAAAACATAAATTATCACCCACTTCATTGTCCCTTGAAAAGTTCAATGATTCTATAGCCATGTTATCATAAGTCTTCATTTTAGCTACTATTGTTACTAAACTTTTGTTTTTCTTTAAAGTCTCTAAACAGTTAAAAGCTAGAATTTGTTTTTTAGTTGGCCCAGTTATATAATTATATATATTAGTTACTATATTTCCTTCTAAAAACCCTGGCAATGTATCAAAATCTCTACCTAACAATGAATCATTAGTTATCCTACCTTCCATAGTTATCAAAATAGGATTCTCATATATATGATCTGATATATTAGACCCACTAGATACTGGATGATTTGTAATTATTGAAGAATATTCTATGATTTCAGAATCTGTAGCATCTATAACTAAATCTGCAATTTTATTTCTAAAACCCGTAAAAGTCTTGGTAAATAATAAGGCTTGACTAATTGAAGCTATAAGGGTAGTAGACATAATTAAGATGTTACATTATTTGTTAAATCTGAAAACATTAATTTAAAAGATGTATCAACTTCTTTACTTATCATCTCACTAATTTTTAAAGCTGTAGACTCTGCTTGGCTTGAAGACACATTGTCTCCAACAGATATATTCTCTATTTTTATAGAGAAGCTTGGAGCTACATTTACACTCTTAGCATCATTTCTAGAACCTAAGTTGTTCTTATTAAAAAAAGAAGGGCTAGTTAAACTAGGGTTAGTAAATTTTTTATCAACGTTACTTACAATACTATTTATTTTAACTTCTTTGTCACTAAGACTTGGGAATAAATCTTTAGCACTCAAATTAGATAAAGTATTCATTAAACTCTTTGTAGAATCTTTAAGTGAAGATGAAAAATTTGAGAAACTTTTTGTATAATTTTCCCATTTACCAAAAAACTTTTCTGATACAGAGTCTAAACCATTCATCCAACCTGTGATGTCTTTTATTACGTCACTTAAAAACAAAAATGAAAAAGATAGTACTTTTACAAGTCTAGATACTGGTAAAATCGCTGGAAGTAAATATTGAAAACCTAGAGCAAGACCGTCAATGGTTTTTGTAAAAGTACCCCATATCTTATCTACTTCAAACAAAAGATTGGTCATTACTTTGAATGGATATATAATAGATCCAACAATATCACCTAAAATCATTAAACTTTTCCCCAGGACTGTTGATAAAACAGTAGATATATTTTTTATAAATTCTTTATTTTCTAAATACCAACCTTTAAATTTAGTAGTAAGTTCATTAAAAACTGGCATATAAGATAATCCGATCTGATTTCTTACTTCATCTAAAATAGTACGGAATTCAGACCAGTTCCTAATATATTGCTTTGAATCTTCTATATTTTTTTGTGTAAAAACATTTGTTAAACTAGAAACTTCGGCTATTGATTTTTTAAAGCCATCTGTAGACTGATTAAAAACATTTGCCAATTTCTTATTTTTTTCAATCATTAAAGATTGCAATGTGTTTAATCTAATAATCGGGTTTTGTATTTTAGAAACTTTGTCAGCAAAACTAGACATTGTCTTAGTTAACTCACCATAACTATTGCCAGTTTTTTGAGATACTAATTCTAAGGCTTTAATATCGCCTATAGTTAATCCAACTTTATTTGAAAGCTCATCTAGAGAAGTTACGGTTTTAGCTACTCCAAGAGCTACTCCTGACAAAACTACATTGCCAAATACTACCCCTCTCATTGCAAATTTTAGATTTCTAAAACTCAAATCAAGTTGATAGACATTTTTTTTTAAAGAGTTAATAGATTTTTCATAATCGCCAAGGCCAGTCTTATTTATCCTAAACCCAAGAACTGTTACTAATCTTCTTAAAACTGTACTCATTTATGATTTTTATCTTTATTATTAGCTTGTTTATTTAACTCATGTTCTTTATAATCTAAAACCGCATTTAATTTCATAAGATCATAATAAGTATATTTAGTTTTTACTGTAAGATAATCATAACCTAAATCTAAAACTAATCTCATTATATCCCATTCAGAAAGGATTTCCTCGCTTAATCCTTTTGTACAAGTGTTAGCTTTGGCTTGGTCCCAGAAATTTTTTTTTCTCTACCTTTTGAGTGAAACAATAAACTTGCCATAATTACAGCCATAGCTTCCTCTGAATCAGAAAAGATTTGGTCAAAATTATCTTTATTTATCAATTTACCATCTGCCATAGTATGTTTTAATATACCGTACATATCTTCTTTTGATAGATTTGACATAAAGTCTTTCTCGCTAGAACACGATATATATTTAAAATATTTTGTTTGATATGGAATTCCATCACTTACTAAAAGCGGTAAAATTTCATAATTTATTTTAGTGTCTTCGTTTTTAAAAAAAGTTTCTATACCTAAATCTTGAAAATCTAATTTTTGTATTTTTAATTCTGTCATAATTTTTAATTTTATATTTGTTGTAATCCTTTTTTACTAAAGCTAGCATCCATTAAGATTATTGTCCAAGAATCAGCTACATCATTGCTTGAAGAAAGAGTGCCTGAATTCATATTAATAGAACAATTCTCACAATCAATTTGAGTGCCCCTTGAAAAGTCATTGTAACGAACAGCGATTTTGTTATTAACACCAGCACGTCTAAGATTCCATAAATTACAAAGATATTCAGTAGATGGACTTGCGCTTGATAAGTTTACTGTTAAAGTAACGTTTTTATTACCTTTTTTGATTATATAGCTATTACTATTTGCATCAGCTACTACAGTTTCTATTTCTGGAATATCAAAAGTTATGTAATCTCCATCCATAGCCCCAGTAATTTCAGTACCACCTACAATCAACTGACATTGTTTTACATCCGAAGCTTTATAATTAGTCATATTCTACCCTTTTATTTTATAATATATTTATTCCATCAGTCACTATACCAAAGATACGTTCAATATGTTTGATAGAGCCTGTAGGTGTGAAATAAAATGTAATACCTTTTAAATTTCCCGATATTTTATCTTGACTTGAAATAGTGCTTAAGTCAGGCATAACTACATTTTTTTCACTAATTGGTTCAATTAATCTTTTAGAGACCGCTGTAGCTAGAGCTTGTTGTATTGCTGAACTTATTAAACTTAAACCAAAAAGATTAAATGGAATAACGGGTTTAGATAAAAATAAATTTGATATATTTTCTTTTACAGTTGTTGATATCCAGTCAATCATATAAATATATTCAAAAGATTCCCCTGAAGCGACCTTTCCACACCCAGCTCCGACTCTTGCAATTTCATTAGAGAAGTAATCATAATAACTCATATTAGATAATTCATACTCACGTTTTTTT